CGACCGAATCCGTACCAAACACCCACAGCTGGCGGTGATCCACGTTGATAGCTACCACGCCGTCAGGGGAGCCGTCAGCAGACGCAAAGTCTAGGGCGTTGAACACCAGCGGGTAGATGTAATCGCCGTTGGCCGGGTTGACCGTATCCACGCTCCAGATGCGCTGACTGTTCGGCTCGTTGAACACAAACAGGTTGTCGATGTAGGCCACGGTCACAGCGCCAGGGAAGTTGGGGTCTGTGATGGCGTCAAACTCGCCTGTAGGCTCGTAATACGTGTAGCTGGGGCCGTTGCAAGCAAAGAAGATCACAGCGCCGTTATCGGCGATTGAGACAGGGCCAGTGCCCGACACATCGCCGATCTTGGTGGGCGTAGCAGTCGTGCCAGTCAACTTGTAGACCTCAGTGCCTGACACCACATAAAAGTCGCTGCCGTTGGTTTGGTGCGCCCACAGCCCACGGATGGGGCCAGTGCCCACGGTCTGAAGGAAGTTCAAGCCTGGGGCACGGTTCAGGAACGCTGGTTCTACGCCGCCTTCGGGCACGATCTCGGGAAACAAATTGATCATCCGCGCATCCGCAGCATTGACGCTGCGAGCGACATAGGTGCTGCCAAGGATGGGCGTCTTCATCAGTAATTACCGGCGTAGATGTTAAAGCGTTGGCGGTTAGCCACCAGCGCGTATGGCAGTGCCATCACATCGTCAGGGTTGTTGATGCGCTTCAGATCGCGCTTGCTGGTCATGGCGATGCGGGTCACCTGTGGGCTTGGCTCAACACCAAACTCAGGCGCGATTTCCATCGCCAAGTTGTATGTGAACGCACGCAGATAGCCTGGTGGGTAGTACAGCGTGGTAGACAGCGTGGCGGGGTTATTCAGTTCTTCAACCGAAATGAAATGCCACTCCAAGTTTTGCGTGGGGCGTGGGTAAATAAACATCTCCGCATCGGGATACGTCATGTTGACGAAAATCACTTGCGGGTATGTAGACGTTACGGTCTTAACAGCAATACCATCGTACTGCTGTTGGTTGATAAATTTGATGCCATACGACACGCCGTTAGGGGCTTTGAAGTAGGTTGCATCGTCAAACAAAACTGGACGATTGCCCACAAAGTCGCCCGAAGGGCCAAGTGTGCGGCTAATGAAGCCAGAGGGCCATGTAAAGACTTGATCTTGCGTAGAGAACACTGACAGACGCTCAGTGTTCCAGCTGTCAATCATCTGATTGAGCGCCATCAGCGAATCTTGTGAGACTGATGCAGACGGTGTTTCACCTTCGGCCAGCACGCCGAGCAGCCTAAGTGCCCGATTGATTTGTTCGCCAGCGGTGTACGTGGTCATGCTCAGACTCCTTCAGTTTCACCTTTGCGGGTGTATTTGCGCTTCGCAACAAGTGTGTTGGCCGCTTCTTCGGGAGCCGAAGGCGTATCTGGATTGTAGCGCACCCAGCCATTTTGTTCATCCGCTTCTGCCTCTAAGTGCATCGTTGCAACCTTAGCGCCGTGGAGAGGGTGTGTGAGGTAAATAACCATGATTTTAGAAATGGGGGTGATTAGCCCCCATTAGATTAGCCGATGAGCCAAGCGGAGCCGTTGCAGAAGACTGGAACGACATACGAGCCGCCGCCAACAACAGTCGCGCCGATACCAGCGGTATAAGCAGCGTTAGAGTTGCTAACAGCAGCGCGTGTGCCAGCCAAAGCAGTAGAGGCCGTAGGCAAGGTAGCCACGGTGTACAGCTTGAACTGGGCAGAGTCAAGCGCAGGGTCGGAATATGCTACGCCGATTGGTTGATTGTTTGCCATGATATTCCTTTAAAAACGGGGGCCGAAGCCCCCATTATTTACTTCAAGAATGCCGAGTAAGCAGCATCACCGGTCTTCACGAAACGGTAGGTATAAGCACCGAAACGTGGGACGGTAACAGAGCCGAAGATCGTGATACCAGTGCCTGCGGTAACAGGAACAGTAGACGATGCGCCGCTGTTGTTGTTGTTGCAAATGGTCAATTCAAAAGCTGAACCGACTTTTGCGCTAGGGATGGCTGCATCGAGCAACGCTGCGGTGGGCAGAGTCACGGTCAATGTAGCGTCCGTAGCTTTTGCACAAACAACCAAACCAACTACAACTTGAGCAGCAGTCAGGGTGGTGTCAGCAGTCAAGCTGGTGGGGATAGTTTGTACGGTCAGTTGGGCTTCCAGCAAGTTGCCGTCGCCAATTTGATAACCGCCTGCGCCGTTAGGGAGTGCCATGATAATTTTCCTTAAAAAAGATTAAACGATGAAAGGGGCCGAAGCCCCGTTTCAAATTAGCCCCACAGGCGAACGCCCATTTGTGGACGGATCGTGCTGTAGCCGTACAACACATCAATACGGCAAGGCATACGGTCGTTGTTGATGTCGTACTGACGCACAACACGCAAGCTGATACCGTTGTGCACAGCGCGAGCAGCCATGTCAACACCTTGTGGCAACAGCAAGTCAGCTGTTGCGAAGGTGATGGCATCTTTGTGGTACACCAAGTTTTGAGCGTACTGAGTAGATGCAGCGCCCACGAACACCACGGCCTTGCCAGAAGCAGGAAAGCTGTCCACGGTAGCCAAAGCATTGGCGGCAGTGTAGATAGGGGCCACAGTGATGTTACCAGCGCCGGAGCTGTCCAAGGTAGTTGCAGCAGTAGCAACGAATTGGAACAAAGAACCGGTGGACTCACGGGTCTGTGGGTTCACAGCGTAGCAGTCAGCCACAGTGAACACGTCGCCGATCTTAACCACGCCAGCGTTACCAGCGCCGGTGATGGCGATGGTGGTAGCGCCTTGCGAAGACACAGAAGCAGACAAAGTGCCGCCGGTAGCAGTACGCGAACCGGTGGTGAACTGCTTGATCGACTGAGACATATTGATCTCGTCAAAGCCCAACACGCCAGTGCCCATCATGCCGTTCTTGAACTGCTTGCTGATGGTGTCGGTGGGGTTGAACAGACCTTTCATGCCTTCAACCAAACCAGCGTTAGCGGCAGGGTTGACGGTAGCGTAGCGTGGGGACATCACGGCAGCGTTCTCGTTCAGCTTCTGCTGGGCTTGCAACAGCACCAAAGAAGTCGAAGGAGTGGTGCCAGGTGTACCAACGCTGTTACCGATGTTCAGGTAAGCGTTAGCAACGTCAGCGTCGATGCTGGAGGCCAGCTGGCTGATACGAGGCTTCAACACACGCTCTGCGAAGTCATCCAATTGCATGGTCAATTCAGCAGATGTGAAGTTGACACCAATGTGCTTTTGGCTGGCAACGGTCAAAGTGGTGTACTGTTCGTTGTCGTCCTGAACTTGCAGGGCAGCACCGTCAGTCACCAGGGCGCGGTCGGGCAAACGGATACGCAGTGTAGAGCCGATCTTTGCGCCTTCAACAGCGAAAGAATCGTCATACTGACGGTTCACGTTACGAGTCAACACGAGGTTGTTTTCCAAGATCTCCAGCGATTTGCGGGTGATCATGTCAATGGTCAGAATACTGTTTGACATCTCAAAAGTCCTTTAAAAAATTTAGCGGTTCTGCGATTGCAGCTTCTTAATCTGCCGTGCACGTTCAGCTTCAATCCACTGCGAGGCCGTCATGCTCTTGATGGAGCGAGGGTCCGTAGTGTCAAGTGCTGGCGCTCCAGCGGAGCGTGCAGTAACAGGTGAAATCGGCGCTGGCGCAGATGTTGTCTTTTTGACTGGAGGCGCTGAAACCAATTTGGCTTCAATTTTCCCAATCTCTTTCGCCTGACTCAAGGGCGACATGCGCGAGATACGTTCCGCTTCTTTAGGGTTGGAGCCGAGGTAGTACGCTAACTCAGGCCCAATCTCGGAAGACTGGATCGTTTCAGCCATCACGTTCGTGACTGGAAGTTTGGGGTTGTAGGCGACTTGTTCAAAATCGTCGTACTTATTCCGTGCTTCTTCCTCAAGATCATGGTAGCTCTCAAGAACAGCTGATTGCTGCTTCGCGGCTTCACGTTTGGCGATCAGTTCTTCGGCTTTCTGATAGGCCAATGCTTCCGCATAGGCTTCAGGGCTTTCAAACTGGTCAACAGACGATGCTGCTGGCGCTTTCACGATTTGCGTTTCCGCAGACCGTTGTGCTTGCTCTCGTTCCCACTTACGCTGCTCTCTTGCGAGGCGTTTGCCGATCATCGCGTCAATTTCAGCCTGGGAGTATTTTTTCTCCTCGGCCTGTTCAACTTGATTCTCAGCGACTTCCGGCGTACTTTCAGCAACTTCAGGTGTGGCCGTCACATCCGTGGTTGGCGCGGAGTCTACTTCCGCTAGGGCTTGGACTTCTTCAGTCATGTTTTCTGAATCCTAAGATTCCTCGGTCAACCTGGCCGATACGGTGCTTAGATTATGCGCTAAGAAATCGCTTGTCAAGTATCAGCAATCCTCAGCACCAGCAAATTCTGGCAATGTCTTTAAATGCTTGTAAACTTGTTCAATAAAGTTACTTGCGCCAGCTTCAACCGACACAGGAACTTGATATTGTTTGGCGAATTGAACCACATCGCCAGCAAAATGAACATTTGCGGTAACTTGAGCCTTGTTTCCGTTAAGTGATATTACTTTGACATATGCAGAAAAAGACACCCGCTGAGTTCCATTTTCAATAGACCCAACAGGGGTTTGAATAACGGCTCTGCCCTCGGCTTCAATAATTTTACGAAGCGCCATCTCAAACTCCTTGAGCAAGAATGGTTTGAGCAGTTTTTTGAGCAGCTTTGTATGCTGCCACCACATCAGCAGTGTGCATGGCAGCGCAGATGGCCTGCACGCGGGCATCCTCTTGGCTGTAGTCATCGCCGGGAGCGACAACGTGGCGGGCAAATTTGCTGCTGATTTCAACATCATTTTCTTTGATGACGGTTTTGGTGCGAACTTGCACAGTATTATTTTCCAAAGTCTCAATGCGATCGACTATGGTTACTTTTTCAAGAGACATGATATTTCCTTTGTAAAAATGTTTTACGCAACTCGTTGGTAAGACCAATAAACAGGTTGACTTACCCCAGATATTTGCGTAGTTTGTACATTGCGACCACTTACCGTAATTGTCAAACTAGCACCATTTGCGCCAGTGGTTCGCGCCAATGTAACCCCATCGCACATGAGCGTAGCAACAGATTGATATAGCGAGCCTCCGTTCGCCAACCACGCAAAAACTTGATACGCACCAGCAGAAGCAGGTAACGAAAAAAGAGTGACGGCAATGCCGGTTGCAGCAGTTGTTATACCCGATGTTTGTTCACTACCTGCCTCAACAAACAATCGCGGGCGTAATCCAGTCATTAACCATTTTTTAGTAGCGGGGTCCCATCCATCGCCGTAACTATAAATTTCTACGTCGTTGCCCGTACATGTGGCATCAAATGTAAATCTATTCCCCGTACTGACAATTTTGCACTGACGTTCAATAAGACAAGGAGCTTCAATTACGTTTGTATCTAAGCTGTAAACAATGTAATTGTTTTCGTAACCAGTTGATGCGTCTACTCGCAAAAAATAGGCAAGTTTATCTGAGCCTGCATTTCCAATCATTTTCACACTATCTGGAAACGCGCCCAACCTGAACATTTCAGTTCCAGTTGCAGTTGAACCATTGGTTGCATAGCCGGGGGTTGCATAATTTGCAATTGCGGTCAAGTAGCCAGATCGTTGAAGGTACAAAAATTTCCCGTTTGGTGGGACGGCAGCAGTATTTGCCTCAATTAACCAAGCATCAGCGTTTGATGTGTTTAGATAAATTCCGTTGTTGCACTGGAAAAATGCGTTGCGTTGTATCAATACACTATCAAATTGCCAGTCTACGCCATCGCCTGTGTCGTAACCCTCAACGTAAATTGCCGAATCAAAAGCATGAAATGTGCAATTCGCAATTGTTGACCGGTAAGCGCTGTATGGAGGTGTTCCGTAACAATAAATACCATGCTTGTTAGCTTGAGGTGCGTCATCAAACGCAGGGGTTTGCACCGCAGTGAAAGACAGTCTTTCAATAATCGTATCGCAAACAGTGTCGGAACTGGCGTTACCGAGAATTTGAACACACGATGTGGCTGCGGTTGCTTGCCAAATCCGGCTGGGTGATTTTGCAAAAGTATGCACCCCAAAAACGGTTACAACTGGCGATGACCCCTGCAACGTAATGCCTGCGTACATTGTCAAAGCAGCAGTTATTTTGTATGTTCCCGGTGGAAAATACACCACATTGCCAATTTTTGCAGCATTAATTGCGTTTTGTATTGCAGTTGTATCGTCCGTAGTACCGTTACCAATAGCGCCATAGTCAAGGACGTTGATAGGTGCACCACTGATCATTGAATAACTTGCTTTAGTCAATGACATTTTTGTTCCTTATGCGGTAAAGTATGTGCAAGAGCCATAAAAAATATAACCCGAGATAATTAAATTACTATTGTTGTACGATCTGCCAGCCAGCACAGTAGTTGATGGGGTGACGTAAAGCGTCCAATCATCGCCAGTTACTCCGACTTCTTTAAAAGCGCCTGCTGGAACCGAAGCTGCGCTTAAAGAGGTAAAAGGCAAACCGGCAATGTTTAACATTCCTGTTGCTGTCCCTGCGTTGGTAATGTCTAAGCGCAAAGCAACAGTTACTTGATTTCCAACCTTTATATACCGCCCTGTTGAGGTATAGCTAGTAATGCTCCCAGAAACAGGCGTAGGAACTGGAGTCCAAGTACCTTCTTCATAATCAGCCAACAATTCGCTTGTGCCTGTGCCCGGTGTGGCAGAAAAGTCAATGCCCTGACCGTTCGCAACAATTACGTTACCTGTTGTCAAAGTCAATTGAGTTGCGCTGATTGCACGGCCTGCGGTTAAATCAGACACAGCCACTTTAACAGTCGAGCCAGATTGAACAATTGGCAGGACTTCTGTCCCCGCCAATGGGGTGGATGCGGCGGTTAGTGCGGAAATCTTTTTATCAGCCATAATCTATGCCTTAATAGTAGTTGAACTCAATGACCGAAGTGACAGGCGGCGCTTGAGAAAACGTAAACGTCGATCCGGCAAGAGTGTATGTGTTTTTGTTTTGGTACACGCCATTGATGTAGATGTTTGTCTGATAGATGCTGACCGGCGTAGTAGGCATACTAAAAACCGTCAACACGCCGTTGCCAGTGCCGTTCACAATCTGCAAGTTTGCAGGATTGAACGCGCCAATAATGTTGTCGTAGGTGGCAATCAGAACATCAGTAGATGTCTTCAGCACAAACTTGTACTGCACGCCGTTGGCTAACCAAATCTCACCGCCAGGCACGCGTCCAGCTGCGTCCAGCACAATTGGATTAGCGTGAGGTGTATTGCCGGTTACGGAAGTGTATGTAGCCGCAGGGGTTGTTGTGCCTGCAAGGTATGTGTACAGCTTACCGCCGGTCAAGACCGAGCCGGTGTCAGTGAAGAACTGAGCAGCGACACCGGCGGCAGGGGATAAAAGAACCGGCATATTAAGGCTCCAAAAGAATCAAACCGCCGTCCTCT